CATCTAAGAGAAAAAGTAAGAAGAAAAATAGACCTAGACCGTTACCTCCATACCTAGCAGATTATCCTGACTGGTAGTATGTTCATGCATTGTTTCCCCACTGAAAGAGTTGAAAATAATAAATATTTCCAGATATATGACTAATCACTAGGAGATACAAATGGCAACTTTACGCTCACCTGGGGTCGTCGTTAAGGAACTCGACTTAACCAATGGCAGAGCTGAGATTGGAATCAATAATATTGCTGGGTTTGCAGCACCTTTCACGAAAGGAGAATTAGGTGCTCCAGTTACAATAAGTTCTGAAGCTGGATTAATAGAAGCTTTTGGCGAACCAGTAAAACAAAACTCAGAATACTTTCTCTCAGCAACCAACTATTTAAACTACGGTGGAACACTATCAGTAACTAGAGTAAATACAGATGCACTTAAGAACGCTGTTGCTCGTCTAGGACAAAGTGTTTCTTCAGTAACTATCACTAACCCTACAACTAACGGTAAGTACGTTACTGCACCTACAGTTACGTTTAGTGGTGGTGGAGGAACCAATGCTGCAGGTACTGCAGTTCTCGATGCTTCAGGTAAAGTATCTCAAGTAGTCATAACAAATTCAGGAAGTAATTATTCATCTGCACCTACAGTAACATTTGGTGCTGTTGGTGTAACAGGTCAAGCAACAGCTGCTCAAGGAGACACAGCAACTGCAACTGCTTCACTTGCTAACCTATCTGCTGGTGCTTTAACTGGTAACTTAACAATCACAGATGGTGGTTCTGGTTATTCTTCAAACCCAGTTGTATCAATCTCAGGTGGTGGTGGTAACTCTAGTGGTGTTACAGTAACTCCTACAATTACAGACGGTGTTATTACTGCTATTGCAGTTTCAGGTGGTTCAGGATATTCATCTGCACCTACAATTTCTATTGCTGCACCTACAGGATTAGCATTAACATTAACATCTGGTGGTACTAACTACGATCCAACAGCAACTTATAACGTTTCAGTTACAGGTGGTGCTGCTAATACTGGATTCGCTGCTACTGCAGACGTTAACTCATCAGGTATTATTACTGGATTCACAGTAAGTAACTTTGGTGATTACACAAACTTCTCTGGTGTACAAGTTGTAGTTCCTACTCCAGGTACTACTGCAACAGGTACAGCAGTAATCGCTGCAGATTCAATTAAGATAGAAAGTGGTGAAGTTTACGATGCACAATATAACGACAACACAACAGGATGGTTGTTCGCTGCTAAAACTGCTGGAGCATGGGGTAATGGGATACGTGTATGTGCTGTTGATAATGGTCCTAAGCAATCTATTGCTCTTACATCTGGCGACACCGCAATTGGTAACGTCGTTGTTGGAGATTATGTAACATCAGGTTCTAAGAAAGGTAAAGTTATTGACGTAAGTGCAGTAACATCTGGTGGTACTACAACTAACTACATTCATATTGTTAACGTTGACAATACATCTAATGCATATCTAGAGAATCCAACTGTACCACAAAGTTTTGCGGCTGCTGATTCTTTAACTATTGGAGCTTACACTGGTACTGCAGCATCTGTAGATGGTGGAGAAACATGGTGGGATAACCTAAAACTTTACAGTGGTTCTAACGTAAAGTGGAATTCAATTGCTGCACGTCCATTAAATACTGCTGATGGTGAATCATATGCAGGAGATGCATACGGTAGAGATGCAGTTCACATTGCAATAGTTGATGAAGATGGTAGCATTACTGGATCTAAAGATACAGTTATAGAATCATTCACATACTTATCAAAAGCATCTGATGGTAGAGGACCACAAGGTGGACTTAACTACTATAAGAATGTTCTTGCAGATGGTAGTGCATACATTTATGCAGGTGATACAATTTATGAAGCAAATACTAGAACACAAGATTTTGAACCAGTTGGTGCAAAAGATTATGATCTAACTGCTGGTGCAGATTATACAGCACTTGCAGGTGGAGCATGGGATCTTTCATCTTCTGACTTCAATACAGCATATGATGAGTTCAGAGAGATTGATAGCATCAATCTTGAGTATCTCATGATGGGTCCTGGTCTTGCTACTGAGACAGCAACAAGAGAGAAACTAAACTACATTGCAGGTATTGCTGCAGAGAGAAAAGATTGTATAGCATTTGGATCTCCTTATAAAGGAAACATTATTGCTGCTACTGGTCTTCCACTCGCTAACAAAGATATCGTTAAGAACATTAAGGATTTCTACAATTCTGTTTCAAGTACTTCATACTTAGTACTTGATAGTAACTACAAGTATGTTTATGACAGATGGAATCAAAAGTATTGCTACATTCCATGTAACTCAGATACTGCAGGATTAGTTGCAGAGACAGCAATTAGACAGGAACCATGGTTCTCACCAGCAGGTTTCTCTAGAGGTGGTATTAGAAACCTTGCAAAACTTGCATGGAATCCTACCAAGACAGATAGAGATGAACTTTATGCAAATAGAGTTAACCCAATTAGTACATTCCCTGGACAAGGTGCAGTTCTATTTGGTGATAAAACAGCACTTTCAACTCCTAGTGCATTCGATAGAATTAACGTTCGTCGTCTGTTCATTGTTGTTGAGAAAGCAATTGAAGAAGCTGCTAAGGCACAACTCTTTGAACTCAATGATGAGATCACAAGAAATGTCTTTAAAGGAATTATTGAACCATTCCTACGTAACATTCAATCAAGAAGAGGTATTACTGATTTCTTAGTTGTATGTGATGCTTCAAATAACACATCTGCAGTTATAGATAACAACGAGTTCGTTGCTGATATTTACATCCAACCAACACGTTCTATAAACTACATTACTTTGACATTCGTTGCTACCAGAACTGGTATCAGCTTCTCTGAAGTAGTTGCCAGCTAAATAACAAAAAGGAGTTAATAACAAAAAATGCCTAACATAATAGAATTCAAATCTAGGCTGAATGGTGGTGTAAGACCTAATCTCTATGAAGTTGATATCAACTTTCCTACAGGTACAGGTAACCAAGGCACCCTAAAGGAGCAAGGACAGTACTTATGTAGATCTGCGTCTTTACCAACACATTCACAGGGACTTATAGAAGTCCCATTTCGTGGAAGATTTCTTAAGATTCCTGGAGACAGAACGTTTGAAGCATGGACTGCTACATTCTATAATACACAGGACTTCAATCTAAGAGCTGCATTTGAGTCATGGGTTAACTTAGGTAACCAAGTAGATGAGAACATAGGTGTCACAGGTGGATATCAAAATCTAATGCAAGACATTTATATAAGACAGTTATCTAAAGATTCTGTAGATCAACCAGGTCAAACTGGTGGAGTAGACAAGAATAAGATTCTTAGAGTGTACAAACTTATAGGTGCATGGCCAACTTCTGTTGGATCAATTAACGTTGCCTTTGATAGTAACGATGCTCTAGAAGAGTTTGATGTTGAGTTCCAATTCCAGTATCTTGATGCTAATGCACCAAACGTTAGCGATCCTAAGTCAACTGAATCTGGATTTTTATCTTCTCAAGTAGTTAATAAACAAACTGCAAGGGTTCAAGGGTAAATAGTGAACGCCTAAATAGTTACACGGTAAATAAAATTTAATTATGGCAACTTTATTTGGGTTCTCTATAAAAGATAAAGACCCCAAACTTAAGGCAAAGGGTGCTGCATCTCCAGTACCTCCAGTAGATAATGACGCAACATCCACCATTACTCCTTTTGGTGGGTGGTTTGGTCATTATGTGGATCTTGATGACTCAAAAAAGAGAGACGAGATAAATTTAATACGTCGTTATAGACAGATGGCACTACAACCTGAGGTTGATAGTGCTATCGAAGATATTACAAACGAAGCGATTGTTTCAGATCAAGATGATAGTCCTGTAGAGATTGAACTATCAAACTTAGAAGCATCCGATTCAATAAAGAAAAGTATAAGAGACGAGTTCGATCATATAAAGAAACTGTTAGATGTAGATAAAGCTGCTCATCAAATATTCAGAAGATGGTTTATTGATGGTAGAATGTTCTACCATAAGGTAGTAGATCTAGAAGATCCAGGTAAGGGTATATTAGAGTTACGTTGGATTGATCCTCTTAAAATTAAGAAGCTCCGTATTGTGGAAAAACCACCTATGGATGCTGACCAGTTCATGAAATATGATTATGGTAAGACCACAGAGTTTTATATTTACAATGAGAAGGGTGTAAACAATACCAACCAAGGTATTAAAATTGCAAATGATGCTATAACATATGTTACCTCTGGTGTAAAAGATCAAGGTAAAAATATTGTATTGAGTTATTTGCACAAAGCAATCAAGTATCTTAATCAGTTAAGAATGCTTGAAGATAGTATTGTCATCTATAGATTATCAAGAGCACCAGAAAGAAGAATATTTTACATTGATGTAGGTAATCTTCCTAAGATAAAAGCGGAGCAATATCTTCGTGATGTCATGTCTCGCTATAGAAATAAGTTAGTATATGACTCAAACACTGGTGAGATTCGTGACGATAAGAAGCATATGAGTATGCTTGAAGATTTCTGGTTACCTCGTAGAGAAGGTGGTAGAGGAACAGAGATTACAACTTTACCTGGTGGACAAAACTTAGGTGAGTTAACAGATATCAAGTACTTCCAAACTCAATTATACAAAGCATTAAACGTACCACCATCAAGATTAGAGAGTGATAAGTCATTTGATCTTGGTAAGTCAGAAGAAATTAATAGAGATGAAATTAAATTTACTAAGTTTGTAGGTCGTCTCCGTAAGAAATTCTCCGATCTATTTCATGACTTATTGAAGACCCAGTTAATCTTGAAAGGTGTTATCACACCTGACGACTGGGAGGAAATGAAGGAGCATATTCAGTATGATTATTTGTATGATAATCATTTCTCTGAATTAAAAGATTTAGAGATGCTCCAGAAAAAGATGGATGTCTTAGATCAACTCGATCTTTATGTTGGAAAATACTTCTCACAAGATTATGTTATGCGTCAGTTACTTCAGTTTACAGAAACAGAAATTGAAGAAATGAGAGAACAGATAAATAGTGAGATAAAGTTGGGTCTAGTTATGGATCCTGTAGCTCAATTGGGTCAAGATCAAGAGACAGTAGAGCTAGATCAAGAGTTGCAAAAGGCACAAATTGATCAAATTAAGAACCCACCATTACCACCAAGTAACGGTAGTGGTAACAAAAACGCTAAATAAAACTGAGGTTATGTTATGGAAACTACAAAAATAGTTGATATGATCATGAAGGATCATCTTTCTGATGCATCAGATGCAGTGAAAGATGTCATTATGAATAAGGCAGCTGAAATACTAACTCTTGAAAAAGAGAGAGTTGGAGCTAATATGTTTTCTCATTTAGATCCACAGAATAATGCTGCAGACCCTAATGATCCTGAGGTTGAATCTAACCCTGATCCAAATCGTGATCCTAATGAGGTGAACGATGCCGATCCAACACCCCCTGTTCCTGCACCAGAAGAACATGAAACTAATAACTGAACAAATAGAGGAAGTAAAATTTCTAACTGAGGATAAAGATGGTAAGAAGAACCATTATATCCAAGGTGTATTTTTGCAAGGTGAAATCAAAAATAGAAATGGTAGAGTGTATCCTATTGATATTCTTGAGAGAGAAGTTAATAGATATACTGAATTGAACATTTCTAAGAATCGTGCTTTAGGTGAACTAGGACATCCAGAAGGACCAACAGTCAATTTGGATAGAGCTTCACATAAAATTGAATCACTCGTAAGAGAAGGAAACAATTATATTGGTAAAGCAAAACTTTT